GTCAATTCCTGACTATAAATGGTCTGTCCGAGTACCACAAGGTCTTAAAAGATAAGATCTCCCTGCATCTACTCTTGCTGGTAAAAGAGTATAAAGAATCCACCGCGGGCCAAAATACTATACTGAACCCACGGTTAGTGAATTCATATCTTTCCTCTAAGTTTCTTACGGAAACTCTTCACACTGCTGTAAAACAACAAGCAGATAGTGAAAAGTTAAAAACTTTCAAGGAGAATTCACAACGACATCATACTATTGTGGAGAAAACAGCTTTTCAGTGCTGTATTCTTCATTTGGGGCACAACCTTCAACCGTTGCGCCCCTTGGGGGGTCCCCTTGACCCCCACAGTGCTGGAGATTCCGCTCCCGGCACTGTCATTTTTCACCTCTCACATGTAATACCCGTAGCCTACTACCTGGCCATGCTCAACTATGTTGATCTTGGTGAAAAATACTTGAAGTATAAGTGCTGCGAAATTGCAAACCGGTGTTTTGAACAAGTCGAGAAATGTCCTCGACCCGAATTCATGCACCCTCTTGATAAATCCCATGTCCTCTTCGGTGGTCCATACTATATCCACCTTAGGAAAGCGTACACCTCTAACAAAGATACAATCAAACTTTGTTTTGGATGGGAAATTAATAATATTAAGAAGGGAATGCCCGAGGTCTCGGATGAAATGGCAGAAGCTGAAAAATTAGCAACTGTTAAATCATTGACGACAGAACACCCAATCACTACACCAATAATTATGACTGTGAACGGTAATCTTGAGGTAACTCAAGAATTACTTACCGAGCAGGTAACAAGATCATCTAATGACCTCTTCCCTTTAGGATGGTACTCCCAACCCTCTAAACTCCTAACCCCTTCGACATCCGGACATATTAATATGTCCCGTCCTAGAGGTGGAGCCCTCGGATCATTCATAGAACGTGGTTTCACACAGGGTATGTCAACAAAAACGTCAGAAGTAAGCGACCTGGAACTTTATTGTCCCAACCTTCGCCTTCCTCTTCGTCAACTGACTCCCCATGTTCAATTACCACCCCTAATTATTAAACAGACCCGTTTGAACCATTTGCCAAACGAAGTTTTAGAATATATCCAAACATTCTTAACTGTCTTTATCCCCACC